TATAAAAAGCAAAACGCAAATTCTGAATCTGGTCTGGTGTTCTCATATAAACTCCTTTCAAAAGTTTACAAATTTTGATTCATTAAAATCTTTTTTATTATGTATGGCTTTTGCTATAGCCATATCAATCATGGACAAAGATCTTAATGTATAGTAATACAAATCCGAAAATGGAGTATTTATTCGATCAATCCTACCAGCTGCTTGAGTCATTATTCGATACGAATAATTCTGAGAGTAGAAAAGTATAGCATTTGTTTCTATACAATTCCAACCCTCGGCTCCAGAAATATATTGCACAAGATATATCCACTTATCAGCCTTTGGAATTGGTTCATGTTTATGACCGTTGTATTCAGCGACATCCACAACTAAGATATCCTTAAGTTGTTTAAGAAGATCTAATTCATAATTGAAATTATAAAACACAATTAATTTGTCGTGTTCTTTAAAAATTTCCTTTATGGCATCCAATCGTCTGGTATCACTATTCACAACTTTTCGCATGACATGACATAACTCTCCAATATCTTTGACCGGCCTATTCTCATACGGATTCCATCTTTTTATCGCTACAGTATCAAACTTCTCCTTGTCAAACGGTACGGTGATATTTTTTGGATGAGCGGTTGTAGATTTAAGATACGACATATTTACAGTTATATCATTTCTTAATCTTATTAATCGACCACATTCTACATAGTGATCGACTTTAGGATATTTGGTGAATGTGTTGTATACAACATGGGTTCTTAGAAATTCTGTTCGATTCTTATAAAATCCATTAGCAATAAAGGCGGGTATATAGTCCATCCAAGTATCACCTGGAGTAGCACTTAACAACAGCCAGTTGTTGTTCTTGGTTATTTTTAAGAATGACTTAACCCACGAACCACTCCCAACAACTCTTTGCTCATCAAATATAAAGAATGCATCTTTTACATCTTTATACTTTCCAATGTTATTCCAGGAATCAGTAGTAAGTTTTATATTATTATAACTGCAAGATCGGTCTGATGAAATCATAAACGCGGCGCACTCTCGTTCCCATTCGAATGAGTCTCGTTTTCTTGCAGTGGTTATTATAAACAGATCTTTGGGATTTAGCATAGGACCCATTTCCCCATCATATAAATAACCGTTACATTCCTTTGTATAGAAATAATACAAAGAAGTAAGTGACTTACCAGAACCGACCCCACCACAAAGGATGGAGCCGGTCTTTAATTGGCTTATTACTGATAACTGATGATCATAAAGTTTATTAGGCGTCATCTTCCTGGGGAGATTGAGCGCCGGGAACATCTTCATAACGCCCTTCAAAATCAGGATCAGCCACTGTTACATATAAAGCTTTAACATAACCTTTCAACCCAGCTTTACCTTGAACGTCCCACGGAGATGGAGTTACGACGAGATCAACTTTGACCATCTCAACATAATCCAAAACCTTAACCGTGTCTTTGTCAAGGAGCGTTTTCTTCGTCGAATTCATCATGACGATCCGTGGCATCTTTCGGGGATTGTCATAATTAACTTTGATCTGGGTATATGGTTTGGGGTCTTCCTGATCATCACGTGGTTTCGTGAATTTGATGTTCCAGCCATCGGCTTTGAGAACGGACGCTAATTCAGTAGTCAATAGCAAACAGAAATTGCGTTGACCGGCAACATTGTATTTTGTTGGTAAACCTTCAAAGTTCCTGTAGAAAATTTTGGCGTCTTGCATTTCCAAATTAGATCTTACAACTTGTTTATTCATTTTTCCTCTTTCGGTGAGTTATGATTCGTCGGATACGAACCATTCAAAATCGGTATACTTGGAGATATCTTTTATTGATTCATCTACCATCTTCCGATAATAGGTTAAATCGATATCATCCTCTTTCTTGAGTTCTTTTACTAACTCAGCTTCTAGCCATTTGTAACCTTTGGCACCTGTGGCAGAATAATATTTTCCATCTTTTTCTCTGAGAAGAAAACCTCCACCACAGTGGTTTTTAATTGGACAGAATGATCCAACTTTACCAATGAATTTATAGTCATGGTCAACATCATTGATAAAATCTTGCATATCCAAATATAAAGCGGTTGTTACGCTCTTTGTCTCGCAGAGATCCTCAAATACAATTGGCTCTTTTGAGAATAGAGTCTTAAAAACATATGGCTGCGCAAATTGCGCGCCAGTTGCCGTCCATTCTCCAGCGTGTTTTCCTTCTTTGACTTTGGCAATGTATACGGCATCATTAATTAAGCAGAATTTACTATACGTAGCTTCATGCTCAAAATCATAACCGTATTTTTTACCAAAATCACAAACAAATTTAATGATCTCCGGAGTGGCTTCTGGTACCTTGATCGAATCTGTTTTGATATGCGCAACGGTGAAACCTTTTTCTTGCACGGCGTGCTTTAAATCAATCATAAATAGCGCGCCACGCTTTGCCACGATGTTGTCTTTATTTCTTGGGTCGCGACATGGATTATCGAAACTGGCTGAGGTCAGACCATAAATAGAATTTAATCCTGTTTTTAAACCTTCGGCTAATGACGATAATTTGAATAAGCCTTCATCTGCCCTTTTAACAAATGGAACTAGTTTTCCATCTAGAAGAGTATCTAATATTGACCGATCGTTACGCTTGATACTTATTCGTCCAGTTTTGATATCTTCAAATCTTTTGGTATATGGACCAAACATATTCAACGCAATAATACTGCTTGGGTGCATAGAGGCCACATCCAAAACTGCTACGTTGGTATACACACCAGGCTCGGCATAGACGTACCCGCCTTCCCCTGTTTCTTCACCTCGGTATGTGCTCTTTCCACCTTCAAATTTGTAACCGGGAAACATTTCAGATAAGTCAGTATATATAAACTTATCTTGGGGTTTCTTATTATCACCGAAAAGAATTCGCATCGAGTGTTGATTGGTTGTATCGTTGACTGTCAATCCACTTAATTCAGCCAGGACTTTTCGTGCTTCCCAATCACCAGACAAATGATGGAAAGTTGCTCTTGTCGCAATAACGTCGTTAGCACAATAATCTGCGGCTTTTGTCCAAAGTTCTTCTGGAATTGGTTGATCCCATGGAAGACCAAGTTCTTGGTGATGAATACCGAGTTCAATCTCAAATTTCTTCAAACTCTTTTTATTAGCTGCTGAGGCAAAGTCATAAACATCAGTATATGACACGTTGTATGCCTCACCAAATAATGCATTCTTGCTATCACCAATGATCTTGGCACTCAGGTCATAGATCTGCGAAATATCATAACCTATGTACCGTCCATAGAGAATATGATTATCATATCGCCTACAGTTAAATCCAACCAATTTTAACTTTAATAGATTCTCGATTTCTTGTGGTGTGGGATTGATCATTCGGACAACATTAGCGTCATCCCGATCATACATCCAGTCTACAACAAGCAAATTTGGAAACACTTCCACGTCGAAGAATACTATTGGTTCGTCTTCTTTTGATTCTGTAGCGAGACTTGCCTCCTCAGACTTAAACTTCATCTGACTCACGATCTTGACACAGGCCTCTGATTGGTTGGAACTGTTCACGGCGAACGACAAAATCTTTGATCGAAGATCTGTCAGATCATATTTAAGGCCAGAAGAATAAGCATCATCCAAAATCTTATGGATAAAGTCGATAGACGGCTTTGTTCCTGGATGGATCTCTTTGTTAAGGTTTCTTTTGACCAGATCTCTTAGACCCTTCTCACTCTTTACAGCATCAACATTTATCATCTTTTCCTCTTTCAAAGGTAGTCCACTGTTTATTTTTGCAACGGGAATATTATTGCATTTTGACAGTTTTCTACGAAGAGAACTGGGTCCCACTGGGCCGACATTAAAGATCTTAATCTCGATGCCCTCAGAATATACTCTACTTAATTTCTCGACATCTCCCTCGTAGTCATAATGAAGATGTATTCCAGCACCACTTTTACTAAACTCGGCATAAGTTGGCGGAAATTTACTAGCGGCTTCTGTATTTCGTTCCAAAGATTTGTTACCATTTTCATCTTTCAAATCCAGATCGATAACTATTCGTTGTAGTGGAACGAGCACATAGTGCAGTTTACTAGTGTCTATATCTGATAGTTTGGTGGTTACTTGTTCCCATTTCTTATGCGGAATACCTTTGTTGTTAGCATACTGAGCCTTATAGTCCATGGCAGACTCATCAAACAACGACTTAGTGGAATCTAGCACTAATGAATACGGATGTTCCTCTTCTGTTGGGGTTGAAATGGATGTGAATTTGGATACAAGAAATCCACTGTAGAAACTTCGGACTTGTTTGCCCTCGAGACGAGTCATATCTGCAAACTTATCAAAGTAATTCTTCAATTCTTCCCTGAATTTATGCCGAGGAAGTTTGAAGTCGATAAGTGCTTCATCACAATATACCTTGTATATTTCATATGCCTGGGATAATGACACTCCATCTTGTTCTCTGAAAGTGTAGTAATTGGCCTCAATGAAATTATAAAAGGTATCTGTTTGTAACATCATATCAAGTGGTCGATATCCCGAGTAATAGTTCTTACCCATTTCTCTGTATACGTTCAGACAATGAGAGGCAATTGCTCCCAGCTCAAAATCAATTTGAGAAACAAGGGTTTGATATCTCTTTATCGGAATTTTTTTACCAGATGTTCTAACGTCAATAAGACGTCGAATGATACCAGACTTAGCATTGGTAATCTTTACTGGTTGGTTGGTTCCCATAAACAGAAAACAGTTAATGCGCATTGTATAACTTGATTTATGCTTCTCATTAACCGTCATATCCTCGTGAGATATGATTGAATTGAGTTTAGTATTGTCCTCAATCTTTGACAGATCACCATCATGTTGTATAGCTACTAACGGGTTATTACGAAAGGCCTCCGTTGAAAATGAATTGTTGTTAGAGGTTAACGCTTTAGCATCGAAGGTAGTATAGTACCCTTCAAATAACTGCTGAACGATGTTCATTATTGTAGATTTACCCGCCCCAGCCTCACCGTAAAGGACTATAAATTTCTGGATATCCTTGCTATCCCCAGCAACAATGGACCCAATAGCCCATTCTAACTTTGCTCGATCTGCTGGCTCGTAAAGGGTTCCAATAATCTCATCATAAGCGGGGCACGGTCCTTCTTCCAGAGGATATGGTAGTCTACGGCTAACATAGTCTTTCTTCTTTACCTCTGTATTGGCAAATACTAACTTGGTGTCCAATTGATGTGAGTTATCAGAGATGTTGCTAAGGTAATTACGAAATTGAGTCCAACTAGTTGTGGAGTAATCCCGCATTAGTTTAACGTGTACTACTCCGTCTGTTTTAGACACCACCTCATCTCGATAAGCGGACAACTCAGTATCAACCAGCCTTTGTACATCATATTCATCTGTAGACCATAGGCCTTTTGCGTCGTCCCATATTCCATAGAAGGACTTTCCCCTGACCATCAAGTCTTTAGATCGGCATATTGTAAAATCTGGGACTATCTCAATAACGCCATTTTTTGTTGATCGTTCTTTGATTTGGTAAAAATCCATTTATTAGCTCCTTTCAAGAGTTTGTTACACTGTTACACTTTTTTGTGTAAATAGTAAATCCCTAGAAACCATTTTTTTCTCTAATATATAATTTATAAAAAAAGTGTAAAAGTGTAACAGACCTTACAAAAAAGGGTAGAAATATTACCCCAAAGCATTTTAAACGCCTAAAATAGGCCTTTTTTTGCCTTCTACAAAATTTAGGGGTGTTACACTTTTTTTTCAAAAACGTAACAATGTTACACTTTTTCGTAACATTTTTCCAAAATCGATTTTCGCGAAATTGAAATGTCTTAAAAAAGTGTAACATTGTAACATAAAACGTAACACTAATTTGAGTGATTTTCGTCCAGATATTCTGCCATCTGATACCAAATTTCGATGTCGCGTTGATCATGTCGTGATCTCTTCAATGGAAATAGACCACCTTTTCCGTTTCGGGAAAATGTCCGTGCGAGCAATCCATCCAAAATCCAGTTGACGAAATGATCACCATTTAAGCGATGGTAATCCTCATCCGTGTACTGATCAAAGTCTAGATTGCGAATCATCTCCCAGAACCAGATATTCGTCCGGTTACCCTTTGACGGCTCAGCCAGCATATCTTCCATTCGAATAGCCAGCCCAATTAGCATCTCCAACATTGTGCATGGGCCCAATGAGAAATCATCCCGAGAATGTCGCATTCGATTATATTCTTCTCGAAGCTTCTTACCATCCTCGGAACGATTGTCATCATTCGGAACCGTCCAAAAATATTCTTTGTTGAAGAGCACCCTTGCAAGGATCCAATAGCTGTGGCCTGGCTTTTCAACCTCAACCAGACCACAAAGCCATTGAAAATATGAATCTCGAGTCTTATCGGAAGGATAGCTTATAGCTACTTTTTTAACTTGCGGCATTCGCGCTCCTTACCCGTTTCTTCTTTTTGGTCGTCGGGATGCCCTGCACAACTTCGCTGTAACTGTTGTGAATACGGATGATCTCGTACATGATCCCCAACTGGGGATTGGCCACGTACACAACATCGGGATCTCCAGAGATGCCGCCGAAGCGATTCTTAAAGTCCGTACCGACAATCTCTTTCGCATTTTCAACAACATCTTCGTTTTCCTCGGTCAGAACTTCGTCTTCCTCATAGTAGGTCAGACTGGCTTTGTCCAGGCGAGCTTGATCATACTCATCAAGGGAAATGATCGTAGGATCAATCTTTGCTTCGCCGTTCTTAGGCGTCACTTTATATTTCTCAGCGATGAGAGCCATTTCGTTCAGGTCAACCTTCTGACGAGTCTTACTGGCAAACGAGGCGTAGTTGATACCTTCCTGAGCATCGGCCAGGAGAGCATCTTCCTTGAGTTTCTTGCGATCGAGTTTCTTGCGCTTTTCTTTTCGTGTGTCGACTTCCACTTCGGGTTCCTTGTCTGGGATGATACTGATTTCTTTGATCGAGGATGTGCCATCAGGATTATCGATCCAAGCGGCTTCCAGCGTGACCGTGGCAATATCTTCGGCCGTGAGTTTGTCAGCGAGGAGAGCACCAGCAACAGCCCCCAAAACGCCACCAACGGTGATGCCCGTGGTATAAATAAGAACGGTACGTAAGGTATTTGTATCCATTATTTTTCCTATTAATCCCGGCTAAAGAAGGCGAGACCCACTAATGTAAATATGAACATCCAAACCAAGGCCCCCTCAAAGCCATCCATGCCATAACCTATGGTTGCAACAAACACCATGAGGATAAAATAGTTACGTTTTTTATGCTCCATATTTCAGTTTTCCTTTTTGGGGGCGATTTGGCCCAGGATTAAATATCCTCGTACATCAGTCCTTGCACGTTGAAGTCCAAGCGGATTGCATTCCTGTATCCATCAGCAAAGTCTCGACCAGTGTTCGGATCATGCATACGGAAGTCCACATCACCGTCTGAGAATTTGGAGTTTTTAAGAGTCCAACCAGTGATCGCTCCGGCAGGTGTACGTTGAAAGCCCAACGTATCATATACTTCGTTGAGGAAGAGATGACCCTGTGACTGGAGTTTGTTGTTGGCCCAGGTCTGTGAACTCTGCAAGAAGAAGAGATTGAGATCCATATTTGGGTTCCAGTTAGGATTCCCTTCTTCAAAGACTTTGGCGTAGACATTCTTATGGTTCGGGTCGGTCGTCATAACAACTTTCTTGACCGTGAGTTTCTTTCCGTCTTCACCGACGATCTTGTCCGTCACAATTTCTTGGTGCAGGCCGTTGGCATACAGATAATCCGTCTCAACACCCAATTCATCGACGACACGCTTGCGATAACTGGCAAAGCCTTCTTCCATCAGTTTGTAAGCGGCCACGAGAGCCACGTTGCGCTGACGTAGGATGCCTTGTGATCCCAGAATTGCGGCGAGTGAGGCAAGACCGAGTGTTACAGCCGGGCCGTAGAGCTTGACAAATTCCAGGCCGGTTTGGGCGAAGAGGATCGCGGTGTCTTTCTTTGTATCATCTGCGGTATATGCCTCATTGTATGTTTGTGTGTTTTTATTTTGCATATCCATAATGTCCAAAATATGGTAATTGTGTTTCTTCTTGATCGCCTCCACCTTCAACGTTGCCCGGCAGGCCAGGACGGTGCTCGCGACAACGCCAACAACGCCGAGACTCATCAGAAGTTCTGGGCTGTGCTTTTGCAGGATAAGACCTCCGCGACCAGCGGTCCGGACGATAATACTTTGTGCTTTGCTGATATCCATCATTTTTCATTTTCCTTATTTAGTTTTACTGGCTGAGTCAGGACCATTTTACAACCAGCATCGGTATTTGTTATAGCTTTTAGAAATCCCGACTCAAAGATCCAGCCATAGTCATGATCCAACTGTTTGATATCATAACCTGGTACTCCACAGAAATTCATAAGTTGAGCAACCGAACACCAACCATTCTTTTCAATCATATTGTTGGCTTGTCGCATTACAAGGCTTATGCCGATAGGGTCTTTGAACGTGAGACGTTCAAATACACTGCCGATCATATAGGTTGGTTCCTCTATTTTTGTTTCTTTTAGAGTAATGAGTTTAGGGACTGCCAGGATAAGATGGTAACTATCAGATGCTGGTTGAGATGTTTGAATCTCACTTTCTTTATCCCAACCATATTTTTTGGAGTTATCATCTGATTCGTTAGGCTGGAATCTTGCTGCCACGTCATATACACGACACCAACCAAATCGTAAGATCCGATCTTCTATCATGTGGATCATTTCAGCTCGGCTTAATGGCGTTCGAAAGACCAAAATCATTGGCGAGTTAGTGTATGGGTTGGTATCATCAGCTTTTTTGGTCTCCTGTTCAAGAATATCCTCACGAAGACCAACAGCCAGGTCAAGTGCCCGTTGATAGGCATCCCATAACGGATTTGGCTTAGTGCCCACCAAAATACCGTGTTTTCTGTAACCCAGGTATTCTCGTTCGTCAATATCTTTTTTTACTAACTCAGAGAGTTTTGACATATCACTCCAAAGGTTGCGGTTTTGGTAGATCCAGAATATATCCATCTCGGACACGGACGACGGTAGCGCGACTGAGATTGTCCCAGCCATATTTTCGGTCAGTGAACTCGCCAGGCACGTCAATCATATCGAACAGGTCTGCGACAGTGGCCACGTCATAGTCGTCGATCTGATTAAGAAGCCCATCGAGGACCTCCTGCGCATCTCCACGGGTCGAGAGAATGAACTCGTCAAAGTTGTATTTGTTGCGAGATACTCGTTCATGACGCTCAGGCTGACGGTCACTGTCTTTCTTGAAGTAACTGCCATAACTCACATAGGACTTATTCTTGTCCCGGCTACGTGAGCCTTTTGCTTCACCGAAGAGCATCATCTCAATACCGGTGCTGACCATCTCAGATATGGTATTTTTGGCTGCTGGGATAAGAACATCCCAAATCACGTAATCCACCACCGATTTAGTCTCGTCGCCAGTGAACGCTTGCAGGATACTGTGGCCGAACGAGGTCTTCTTTTTGATTACCGACCCGTGAATAACCTTACTCACTCGTGGAGTCTCGTCTTTCTGTTGCTCTCTGGCCTTACGAGAGTTGTTGGGAAATTCGTCTTTATTGATTTCAGGCATGGTGTCCTTAATACTTAACCATCATGAGCCCATCGGTGTCTGAGTAGACAATCGGTGCATTGTTGGAATTCAAATATGTTCCAACAGAAGAATCATCGGCAATGAATACAAATGCTATGGCAACGTCATCATTGAACAAAGTTGTCAAGTCGTGAACGAACTCGTTATCTTCCAAATAGGAATAACACTCTTTTTTATCCATTTTCTGGCCTCTTGAATTTAACCATTATGAATCCGTCCAAGTCAGCATAATCAACCGGCATACGGATCTCGTTCAAATGATGCAGGACACTTGGTTCGGTTGTGTGAACTAAGATTGCTATCTTTTCATGAGGATCTTTGCAGACAGCAATCCCATTAACATATTCGTTGTGGTTTAAGAAATCATAGATCTCTTCAAAGGTCAGCATTTCTTAATTCGTTCCAATACGGTCTTGGCAGTGTTCAAACAACGATTATCCATCTCAATGGAAATTGCTAGCATCAATTCATCAGCGGTGATCTCGGATGAATATAGTGACGAAGGATCTAACAATGAAATTCCATCAGAGAATGTTTGAAGTTCTTCATCGGATAGACTCTCGAGTTTTCCGTACATGGCCTCGAGCTCGTCATACTTCTTATTTGTGATCGGTGGATCCAGTTGACTAGCCATTCGTATCCTCCTTCTTAGGTTCTTCTTTGATTTGCAGACCGAACATATCGAGAACGCCATTAATCTCGTTCTCGACATATTTACCGGCCAGATCATTCACCACGCCACAGATCACGGTGGTGCCAACCCATACTGACAGCTTATTCACGGTGCTAGTATTCTCAGGAGTCGACTTCTCGATGGCGTTTTTGATAACTGCGCCAACGCCGATACTGGCAACGAATTTGACAACTGTTGATATATTTTTTACTAAGTTCATTTCATTCGCCTTTTCTTTCGTTCATCAAATTCTTTGAGGATCTCGCCTATCCACTTTGACAGAGACACTCCGTATAAGGGCAATGCTCCGGGTTTGTTTTTTAACCCAATTGCCTTGAATAGGGTTCGGAGTTCTGTGTCTGAGAAAGTAGAGATCTTTTGTCGCATTAGTGATGCGTCATAACGATCTTTGTCATTCTCTGTTTGATCAGGCATAACTTCTCCTATTTAGAATGCCATCTTTTTCTTGCAGATATCCATGTCACAAGAATACCATCGAACCTTCAAATCTTTCGAGAATATGGTTATCTCGGTATCTTCTCCCCAAATCCTTGTTGGGGTAAGATTGGTGTGCTGGGCAATTTCGTCAACGTAGCGGTTATACACTAATTTGGAATGAGTATTGTCGATACTCATATAATTATAAACTTCCTCGTCATCGAGAACCCAGTGTGACCGAATACAATTAACATGGTAGTGTAGATTTTTTGTATGTTTAACTGGAGTATCTCGTTCGTTCCAGATCTCCCAGAACGCATTGGCATATTCGGTTACAACATCAACAATTTTATTGAATAGTTCTAGGATCTTATTCAGGAATTCTTCGAATGAATTTTTGTTCTTGGCCAGAAAAGATGACATGTCGTGGGTTCCCATAGTGAAAGATGCCCAGTCAACATATTTCTGATCATCAGACTTCTCAATTTTTGCCAACGATGAGCAATTCATATTGCAGGAATACATGGTGATTGTCTTACCATCGGAGAAAGTTGTTCGATCCCGTTCGACAACCAACTTTCCGTCCGGTTCGAGTTCCAGTTTTTCTACGCCATGCACATCTACCGAACAACCGGTCTCGATGGTATACAATCGGATATTGGTGTTGTAGAGAATAATGGCCTGGTACTTCTCATCCAAGATCCTCATTTCCGGAATACCATCTTCTTCCAGAAATGCTTCGGTTACATGGTAGTGCGGAGTTTTATGCTCCATTATAAGCCATCCTTTTCTTGAATTTGTTGTCGTAGAAACAAGCACATATCCTGAGCATTTGCGTATGCTCTGTAAAGCGAGCCTTCTTCTGCGTCAGAATATAATGAGTTAGATCCGGAGTCACGAGCTTGAAAGTCCAGTATGACCTTGTACAGGAGTTGATCGGCCTGGGTCTTCTCTTTGATTGACTGTTCCATAGGAGTAATATGAGCACAACACTTGTCACACTCGTACCAACGAACCCTACTACCATCGGCAAACATTGCTGTAGATGGTCCTTGATTATGACGAATTTCGTAAGTTGTAGAAGTGTCAAGAACCGTTTGTTTTATCGTTTCAAATTTGTTAATCGCGGTGTAACGATCATAGGTGATAAACGGTTCAAAACTTGATCCCATACTTCTAGCGACCACATGATAGTGGCGAACTTTTTTTCCTTTTGTCAGTTCGTAGAACATGGATTTATCTGCCTTGAACAAAACTGATGATTAGCTCAATGATAAGCATCAACCAGTACCAAATATAGAACAGGATTGATTTGATAACTTCTAACATTTTACGGCTCCAAGTTTTCTTTCCAGCACGATGATATCATTACGAACACGATCGGCCCAAGCATTCCAAAAAATAGTAGTGTTAATGTTGATATAACCGCTGGCGATTCCTCGGTTTGTATACAACTTAAGAGCTACATTTAGCCTGGCCAAAGCATTCTTCTGACGACGAACCTTACCATATTTTTTCATTACGATTCTCCTTTCAAGAGAAAAAAGTATAGGATACGAATGTATCTTTTAAAAGGATAGTAAACGCCGGTCCGATTTGATCAGTACCAGATTGCGACATTTGTAGCGTGTCTACTACCCTTTTAAAAGATAAGGAGTCTCATCCCTGCGACTTGACTCCTTAACTCAGATAGACCTTTTGGTTAAACGTTTGTTACAATTTTTTACAGACCCTCCACCTCCTCTTCTGTTCTGGCCGGAGCATCAACGATGACGCTGTCTTCGTCGGGGGAAATGGCGTTGGAGACGATGCCGGCGATCAGGGCACCGAGCGCGGCCCCAGCGATCATGACACTCTTCTCAATAATGACGGCCTTGTTGGCGACGACAACTTCTTTAACCTGGGCGAACTTTGCTTTGAAATCCATGGTACAACTCCTCTTACTGAATGATGTTACGTAGAATATGAAAAAAGAAAGATACCATCTTTCGACGATACCCTCTTTGTATTACTTACTTGTCTAACATGATGGAACGAGCTATAGCTTTGACGGTTTTCTTGTCTTTCAAAGCATCCCAAAATGTTCCGCCAGGGCAGGTAGACATCCCCATCATTGTTCCAATCCACCAACCGATCTCCAACTGAGTTTCGATCCAAATGCGTTTTAACATTGTGTTTCTCCTTTTGTCGTGCGGATGGGTGTTCACTATACCGCATGTAAATCTTGCGATATAGTTAGGAGAAACTAACTATTTTCCCAGAATAAGTTTCACTCTGGCAATGATCTCGTTCACGATTTGGATCCATATCTTGACAACGATATTCTGCGGTTTGATCTCGGCTACTGGTACAGGAATATCTAATGCCGATCGTGCGTGGTCAAATTAATACTGGTACAGGAATATCTAATGCCGATCGTGCGTGGTCAAATTGATACTGAGCAATCATACTTAAACACCAATACTCGATGTCGTCGCACTCATTGATCCAATGTTGACATTGAATTTGTAGGTTTTTATTTTTTGTATTGGTCTTAAGTTCTTCGTATTTTTCGCGAATATTGCGAATATTGGCACGAATGTCGATGGCGTTGAGCCTTTGTTTGTCGGTGATCATAGCATTACCGAATATCGAACTTCGTCTTGATATTCTTTTCCAGGTCAATCCACTTCATCTTGACCAGGACAATTTTCAACCGGTCGATATTTTCAAGGATCAATAAGCAATCCTTAGCGACCACTTCGTTCTTGGTCTTGCTGTCCTGAGCAATGACAAGGAGTTGGTTAAACTCATACCTCATAACTTTAAGCTCTTCCAATGCATCCTCAAGTTTCTCAAATTGTGGTTTATCATTTTTTACGTATGACATACACATTTCACACATTTTAATCTCTCCTTTCAAGAGTTAAAAAAAGAGAATACCACATTTCTGTGATATCTCTCTTTTGATAGTGTTTCTTCTTACTCGACCGGTTGGTCCGTGCTTGTCATCTTGTCGATGCCCATCACCACAACATCTTTAACTGCATTCGCTGCAACAACGACAACCCACGAGAGTATAATAACTCCGGTGGCCTGTATAACTGTTTCAGTAACATGCTGGCGTAAAGCCTTGCTGGTGATAGTCTCTTTAATTTTGTCAAACATGTGATTTCTCCTTGTTGAATGATTAGAATATAACTTATCATTATATGCTGTGTAATTCACGCGAGGAGAATATGGTTAAAGATCTCTTGGCGAAGCGTGCAGATGTACCACGATGCATGGTCGATTGTCACTGGTGAGTTTGGCGCTATACATCAGATCAATCATCTCATGATTGACCTCCCAACCGATCTCACCACCCATTGCTACTTGCTCGAGGCCAATTTCTGAATAGAAGTCATTGAGGGTAATGTACATCTCGGTAAGAAGTTTCTTGTTGAGCATATTCTCAATCCGGCGCAGAGTCTCAATGTCACTCTGGAAGTACCGACCAGAATATGACTCGTAGCAAAGCATGTCACCCTTGCCAGTAATAATAACCGTGTTTTTCTCGATCGGATTGGCATTGAGTTTATCCTGGGCAATCTCGTCCTGAACTTTCTGCTCTTTGTTCTTGCCCATAGTCTCAACCACTTTGGCCTGATATTCCTTCATGGTTGTTTCAGCCAAAGAATATGCGCTGGCCAGAACCGCTGCTCGGCGAGCACTGATCGAGTTTGCACCAATGATACAGCCGATCGTAGCGCCAGCCATGACCACTGTCGGGATATATTCTTTCCAGGTCAGACGGGCCATTTCGATTACTGTCAGACGGCGAAGTACACCTGTTTCTTTTTCAAAATATACTTCTTCGTCATCACACTTCTGAATGGCTTTAGGAGTTGCCCGTACAGCCAGAATCACAGTTGTGATCAACCCTCCAACAGCCATTGCGGTGAGAATACTTGGAGAATTTTTCGACAACTTTCCTCCGACTTGATATGCGACTTTCCTTACAATTTCGGTATTCATATTGCTCCTTTCAAGAGACTTACGATTTGTCGTTAAAAACAATGGCCCAGAAAAGCCATTTTAATGCTGCTTTAAGACCGTGATATTTCCAGGTAACCATGAAGTTGTGTTTCATTTTTAACTCCGTGCCATTGCTCGATAAATGCTCAACACTACTTCCAGATATCGATTCAGAACGTAAATATCCACGTTCGGAGTCTGGGCGAACTTCTCAGTTAGGAACTCTGCCAAACTGATTGGTAGTAGCCAGGATATGGTTACCTTACGATTCTTGTCCTGAATTGTTGCAGTGACCGTTCGTGGCTCTAGAGCTAAGAAATCGAAAGTCATAGCGAGTAAGCTTTTCTGTCCAAGTTGATTGTACATGTCTTGGGAAAAGGTCATACAGACATAGATCTTATTTTCTGGGGTGATGTCAAAAACAAGTTTGTCGTACATTTTACTCCTTTCAAGAGTGAGAAAAAATATAGGAGAAATAATACTTAGTGTTGCACTATATGTGCGAACGTCTGCCTCTAATATAGGTAGCACTGTCTAAGTATTACTTCTCATTATAGCCGGTGTTTTTGACGCGAGCAAAAAGATAAGCGCCACCAATATCTGGGATTCGGACCCTTAACAGTTTTTGACTGTTGACCTTTATATCGCGTTTTAATTCTTATCTTTTCATTATATGGTGTGTAACTCTTGCGAGTTATTTTCGATTTTTCCTCCCGGGGAATTTTTAGAAAATTTATATGAGAAGCTTAATATACTGACGAAATATATTAATTTAACACTGTTCTTCTTTGTGTAGTAGGAAGGATATCTCATCCTCCGCATTCGCATCTTACCATCCCTCACGGGATTACTTCTCATTATATGATGTGTAATTCCTGCGAGGAAAAAGAGAATACCATATTTCTATGATATCTCTCTTTGAATCTATTCTACTGGTTTGATCTGATCCGTGATTTTCTTGTCGAGTGTGTAAATGCCAATCATTACAATTCCTCCCAATAACATGCCGTAAGCACCACCCAATATCAAATTCTCGACTTTTTCTTGTTGTCGTTTGTTTAATAATTGGCTAATGGTTTCTTTAAAGCCTGCTATTAGAAGTTCATTGAACTCCTGGTCATTTTCTACTTGGGGTTGATTTTTATCGGTCATGATATTTCTCCTTTTTAGAATGTGATTTCATTATAGGAGGTGTAATTGACGCGAGGAATTTTTTATAAGAGGTGTTTGTTTTGCGAAAAGAAAAAAGAGAGACCTTGTTAGATCTCTCTTTCGTGACAGTACTTGTTGAGCGGTGACTCTTAAACTTTTCCCTTCCAAATAAACCCGAGCGCCTTCGTAGATATAACGTGTAACTCCTCGTGGTTCATTATGAGTAGAATACTAATTAAGCTAGCTGCTGGGCCAATAATCGATTCCCAATTCATCTTGTCCTGGGATTTGCATCCGCGGGCCTGATAAAGGGTCTCTAAATTTTTGACTACAGCAACATAACCCTTAGTTTTCGGATTCATAGTTGATAACTGAGTGATTAAACGATTAATCTCTTCGTCGATCGGACTTATCTTTTTAGTGAACAAGTTCATTTTAGCCTCTTCCTTTCAAGATTTTTGTCTTCACTATATGGTGAGTTATTTTCGCGAAGAGAGGCTATTCTTTCTTACCGGCACGAAGTGAATCGATCACCGTCCCGACCTTCTTAATCAAATGATATTGGTTGCTGCTCAGACCAAGCATGAAACCCATAAAGGCATCGATAGCGGTCAACGTCCCGACAACCGCATCCCCATATGGCAAATGCCAAATCACCGATAGGGCGAAGTATAAGGTTCCCGTGGCCGGAATAAGGAAGTTGGTGATGAATACCAAAATATCGTAAACATCAGATGAGATGGTAAGCATCGTGCCACTGTCATATAATTCTTGCTTAACGATCGTCGCCGTCGCGCTGGTTTTTGGCTCGTTAGTAGCCATTTTCTGAACATTTTTATATTGGATTGCACTCAGGCTGACGATAACGCCTAAGAAGGCATCGATCGCAATGATCGACCCGACCACCTGGTCTCCGTACGGCAAACCCCAGATACCAGAAAGAGCGAAATACAGAGTGCCGAGGCCAGGAAGTAAGTATTGGGCCAGAAATCTCAAAACGTTGTAGACTTTATTAGTGATCATCATTTTGTTCCATTCTCCTTGTTCACATAGTTAGTTTTTCTCATTGGAAGTTTATCTATTTCCAACATAATACGTTTAGCTGAGCCATTACCACCCATGGCCTGGTACGGTTTGTAGAGATAATCGTTCAGGTTCTCGTACTCATCCTGAGAGATATAGCCTTTTTCGATATACTTCATCCCAAGATAGACAATTCGGTCATGGGCCAGACCCATTAGAAGTTGATTTCTCAAATCCTTTGTTTCATTTTTCTTTGTAACATACAACCATAAACCAGAGGATCCAGCGAGGGCCACCATGAGAGTTACAACTAGTTCTACTATTTCCATATTCATTTGATCATGTGCCTCTCTTTGTTTTAAATATATTCGCTTACGCGGATCCAACCAGGAGCACCATTACCACCATTTTGAACTGCGCCATTAGTCCATGCTCCAGCACCACCACCACCAGGAACAGACGCATCTGCACCAGCACCAATAGTATTGCGTCCAGCAGTTAATCCGCCAAATGGACCAGCAGCTCCAGCACCAGACATACCGACAGAAGCGCTCAGACGAAGACCATATCCGCCGTCAGAACCATCGGTTTTTACCAAACCAAGAGATGCAGATGCTAAACCACCCTGAGCACCAGGAACAACACCAACGGCCGCAGCAGCCGCTAAGGTTGCGCCAACAGCACCGCCTTTAGCTAGAGCAATTTGTCCGCCATCGTATACGTTTTTGAATTGGAAGATGGTGTCACCACCGGCAGTACCAACAACTGCACCTTGACCGCCATAACCAGGTAAACCAATATTATATGCAAATGTGACCTTGTTGTAAACTTGATTAGAATTTAATTTCAGCAGATGCCAGGTATATTCTCCTGCGCCACCTCCCGAGCCAACTGAGGAAGTAGCACTTGACACGGCCGCCCCACCACCACCGCCGCCAGCACCCAGCATCTCAATCAACAAATATCTACACCCAGTGGACATTCCAATGTAGTCTAGCAAACTTCCAGCAAAGGTAAGGATTTTAACATCGGCTAGTCGCCCACCAATGGTCGATAGCGCCCATTTTAGACTACTTGGATCATCATAGTCAAAAGTTGAGACCGGGATATCACCAATATTAACCGGTTTTAACACAGGAATCATGCGACTTCCAAGTAATGCTTTTGGTGTCACATATTTGGTGTCGATTGCCAATGTCTTGTCGGCAATATCAATTTCTGCGGTGACGGCTTTTGGCGGAAGATGATCAATTTGGTTTTGAAGATTGGCGGCTTGATTAGAGTCAAGTTGATTTTGCAAATTTGAGAACCAGGTATTAAACTGATTCATCCATTGAGCAACCAAAATCGTTGTATCGATAGTCTCAAGAATCCCGGTGATAAACGGACATAGACTCTTACCGACTAAATATGTGATGTTCGCGACGGCAGGTATAGTCAATCCAACAGGCACCGAGATATGAGCCAGAGCGTATTGATGTACGTTGGTTGTATTGATCAATGTGGGAGCAACAGGAACCGTGGCAGGAATGCCAGTAAGAATCTTGATCGAGTTTGCCCTGACTGTTTCGGTGGAATTGATCTCAATGATAACAGAGTCAATTCGAGGAAGAATCAAGTCGGCCTGAGTTAATGATAACACCAAGTCATTATCCAGATTTGACCAGGTATGATTGAACCATGCACGACCAGATTTGACAGCGATACTCATTCCCGAGCCGGGAACAACTTGAAAAGCATTACCAACCGTGGCGAACACCCCATCCTTGATAATTCCGTCAAAAATAGAGGATAGTTCAATGGCGTTATATTTTCTATCGCCATTCAAAGAATTGTAGAATCCGTAAGTGAAACCCATGTATAACTCCTTTCTAGATTGACTTAAAAGTGGGATATATAGTGTGGCCGGTAGGTCCGTCCGATTGGATCATTTCAGTAATCCGTACGGGTGTTTCAATGCCATATTCATTGGCCAACTGCACAATGTCACCGATAAAGAAATCTTTACGATATTCATAAAGAATACCCATTTCGATTTGGCCATCGAAAGTGATTATATACCGATTATCGTTCAGATTCAATATTCCCCTTTGTTGCAAGAGAACATTATAATCTGCATCAGATATAGGCAGGCCATCTGGATCGGTCTTTAAGATATCCCCGGCATCACTATATAACTCTCGGCGATTAAGACCGGTTATAGTATCATCGGATTCGACAATCTGCTCAAAATAACCACCAGCATCATTCTGAACACCGACAACATCTGTAACAGTCTTTAATGCCTTTTTACTTTCAAGATATGCAGTATTCTTAATGTTTTCAAAATTTGGAGAGAATACCACAAAACTATTTGATGATTGAGAATATGACCGATCGACACCAGCATACAACTTGAACAACATGCTTTTTACTTTATCACCAGTATCAACATATTCTACTTTGAATCCGATGTTGTTCGCTGAGCAATATGCTTCTATGATTTCATAGACATTCTCGCCGTAAAAATATGAGTCCATTGTTAAATCAGTAACAAGTTGGTCGCTCGACAAAGCGAAATCCAGTTCAACAATTTTTCTCGACGGATCAATCGGGCTGATCGTGGTGTCATTCAAAATATTGTAAATGCCATTTTGAAGACTGCCAGTCTCATAGATTCTACTCATGACTATACGGCGATCTAATACGGATTCTAACGATCTGCCAGTAACAATCAGAACGTTTCCATTATCTGGATCGGTTGTGATGTTCCAAGTCTCGATGATCATCATTGTATCTGAGGCGTCTGTCAACACATAATTATCCAATTTAAGATATGTTAGTGCTTCGTAAGACACCGCCGTGTGTAGTTCAAAATCGCCAAATCCACAATATCGATCAGTCCATATCAAGGATATGAAACTATCGATAATGGCTACCAAATCCATCTCCGGATCAAACACTCGTAATTCCATGTTAGATTCCTCCGTAGAGAACGTCGTTCATTATCTCAAATTGGAAATTGAGAATTCCCGAATCTGCGGTATATGCAAAGACATTATCTCCTTGATTTAATTGGAACCATTTTGTGTTCTTGTCTAAACAATTGAGAATATTGATCGACAGACCATCTCGCATCAGTGTTATAGATTTGTTTCCACGGATTGTGGAGATTAAAATATCATCTCCGGCCTTAATTCCAGATCCCGTAAAAGCTATCAATTTCGTGTCATCAATGGTCATTGTTTCTCTAGTTGTTTTGTTTACAATCCTGAGATTTGACACTACTCCACCAGCATGAATCAAAATCGAGATTCCAACTTCTGAGTCGCCGGAGTAATATATCGATTTCTCGGTAGCAAGAGTTACCGAACTTATAACCATCATACGTTCAGTAAGTGACTCATTCGAAAATGGAAATTCAAATTCTGGGAACACACTGGAGAAATCTGTTAAGTTCTTGGTAAGCGAATAGAAATATGGATTGGGACACAGCACTGATATTACTGCTGTCTCTTTACTGCTGAATATACTTACCTCATTTGATTCAACATATCCATATATTTCGCAGGATCTTGTGTCTGTCTCGAATTTTAACTTTATTTGCTTCTTAACGGGGAAATATTTATAGGACTTGTGGCGACTATCTTCCACAGATATATCGTCAGCATAGCTTAAAGTTATGACAATATTACGTGTTCCCACTCGAGCTGAGTTAAACGTATTACCGTCCATGTTCGAAATATCAGACATGTTTATTGCAGCTTTTGTTGGACCTAACCCTTCTATTTTAGAAATGAGGAACCCCGATTTCGCAGGATTCCTCAGATCGATTTCGCAGGATTCGTCCAAATGATTTGTCACTGTTAGCGAGTTAATCATTTGTTGGTTAATCCTTTCAATAAAGAAATTTGGTTCTTTGTCTGTCTGTAAATTTCAATGGTAGACAAAGCTTTTGGAGAGTAATTATTTTGTATAAGTTGGAGCGAGGTACTTCCTGATCCGGTTTGGTTTTGAGACGTATTTACATTCTGTGAACTACTTGCCATATTTGGAAGGTTATCCATAGGCACAGACAGAGCAAACGATCGTTTGGAAAATAACCGGTCAATCTGGTCACTTCCAGTAAGCAAGTCAGTCAAATCCAGAACCGGACGTATTGTTGGATTAGTGTCAATACTATCCAATAATATAGACCCAATATTAGACATAGCACCCGTGAAACTATCAAGTGCTTCCGTGCCAAGTGTTGATGCAGCACTTTGAATTAAAGACGCAGCGTTTAACAAGCCGGACGATAGACCGTTAACTACTTTTGCACCGGCTTTCTCGGCTTCGTCGTTGTTGTCTCCATCCTTTGGCGGATTCAAAAAGTTAGCGATAGCCTGTTGGATGACATTCCACAAAGCCTCGGTAATAGCACCAACTCCTTGAGATATTCCGTAGGCCATAGCCTTTATTATTGACTCAGCCAAACGTATACCGGCATCTGTCAATTCTTGGGAATGGGCGTCAATACTATTACTAAGACCATTGGTGAAGGCAATAACCAATTCAAATGCGGCCTCCGTTACATCTCCAATCTTTGAGGATATGCCTTTAAGGAAATTAACAACTATGTCAATACCAGCTTTAATAATCTGACCGATATTCTTTGCGATACCCTTAAGCAAACCAACGATCAGTTGCAAACCAGCATCGACCATTTTTGGAACAGCATTTGCAAGAGTGTTGAACAAAGCAACCAGAAGAATACCAAGTGCTTCAACAAATTTTGGAACCGTATCTACAACCGTCTGTATCATATTTAACAACACAGTAGTTATAGCAGACTTGATCGCTGGAGCACCGTCTTTAATTGTTGTAGCAAAGGATATGACTGCTTTTCCGATCTCTTCACCCATCATAGGCAGAAGTTTGATCAATGCCGTCACTAGTACAATCATTGCAGCCGTACCAGCAGCACCAGCTATTGATAAGGCGGTTAAACCTACAGCAAACGCTGCAACACCAATACCAGCAGCTAATGCGGCAAGACCTAATAAACCAATTACTGCGGCTAGACCAAATAAGACTGGTAATACCGGAGTTAGCACTAAACCTGCAACACCAAGTATTACAAATATACCGGCAATTGCTAGTAATGCGGCACCAATATTAGCTAATGGCATATCCCCAAGAACTTTTAGTGCAGGAGCAAATATGGCAAGGGCTATTGATACAACCAACATTGCGGCGGCACCAGGAAGAGCTTCGACCATTAAGGATAAACCGAAAGCCAGTAAACCTAAGGATATGGCTAACGTTCCTAGGCTAACTTTCATTTGGTCGACACTCATATTACCCATCACCGTTAATGCATTCGCCAATAGTAATATCGAACCAGCAACCACACCAAGAGCTACACTGTTTAACAGCATATTTACGGGCATTCCGGCCATAGCAACACCAATAATACCCAATGCTCCAGCCATTGTAACTAAGCCCTTAGCTATTTGGTCCAATGACAAATTACCTAACTGTTCGATAGATTTGGCAAATAACAACATTGATCCAGCAACAATTACTAGACCAATCGATGTGGATATGAGCAAACTATTTCCTTGAGCAATGCGAAGAAATACACCCAGTTCTATCATAACCGCACCAAGTGCACCAATACCTTGTGTTAGCTTTTCAAGTGGCATATTTCCAAAAGCCGAAACACTCATCGCTAATATACCGACAGATACACTCATCGCTAATAGACCAACACCGACGTCAAAACCTAACTTGTCGACGTTTTTCAATTTCATAAGCAATGATAATTCGGTACACAGGACAAATACACCACCGAGACCCTTGAGAAGATCGTTAAATTTCATCTTACCAAGTCTCTCTACCGCACTTGCCATAACATTAAGCGCAACACCAAATACGGTAAGACCGATTGAGGTGGACAAGATCTCTCCAGAATTCTCAGATAAGACCTTTGTCAGTGCTGCAATAACTACACTTAAAGCCGCTATGCCTAACACACCTTGTATCATCTGATATGAGTCAAGCGACGCTAGTTTGGCTAGTGCTACTGACAGAATAGTGATGGCAATAGACGCACCAATAAGACCAACAACAGTCTTTGTAAGAATGCCCATTGTGTTGTCTTTATTTGCTTTCTCAAATATGGTTATTGAGCCAAAGAGATCAGCAAACATAACGGTCATTGCGCCTAAGGATGCAGCCAACTTTTTAGAATCGATCAAGGACAAAGCAATCAACGATACAGTTAGAATGCCAATAGCAATGGCAATTTTCTGTAGAATATCAGCTTTCAAGGAATCTTGATAGGTCTTAAGTGTGTCTCTTACGCCACTCAATACACCAGTTATTCCGTCAAGAACTGCTTTGTATTTGTCTGCAAAACTCGTTAGGGTTTCGACTATACCTTTTGGGGCATCAAAAGCCGATGCACCTTTATTGATAAACTTGTTGATGGCGTATATTAGTCCAGCCATTAAACCAGCATTTAATCCGTCAAAGAATTTGTTATAATCTATGTTAGATATGGTTTCACCAAGTTTGTCAAGGCCGCCAAGAATACCCTCCTTGATCTTACTCAAAACAGTACCCATGAAGTCGCCGATCTTACCAAATATAGGAGAGATCTTCGTCCAGATAGTCTTTATAACCTCGCCAAATTTGCTAAGGATCGTACCAATTCCCTCAAGAACCTGACCGAGTGGACTAAAACGTTCCTTTACTTTATTGACAAAGTCAGTAAATCCGGACATGTCCATATTCTTGAAAGAAGCAAAAGAGTCTTTGATCTTCTGAACAAACTCTTTAATCTTATCGGATATGACAATGAACAACCCATTCTGCATAAGACTAGTTTTGAATGTGGAAAATGCAACAGCAACACCACTAGCGAAATTCTTTATTGCAAGAACCGCTCCACCCAAAACAAATCCGATGTTTGTTACAGCTTTTCCAAATATATCACTGGACTTTATAGAATCTCGGAGATTCATAAGGTAGTCACCAAGATTTGCGGCAAAATCCAACAGACCACCGCCAGCAGGAGTAATAACCCCAAGTAACTGACCCACACCTTTACCTAAAGCAATAAATGGTTGAGCCAGAATATCAACAGCGGCGAATAGACCTTTGAATATGCGTTTGACCTTGTCGCTAGTCTCTGCCCCCATTTTGAAGTTTCGACTTAAAACTTCAAGTTGGATACTGATGTCGGCTAACTGACGACCAGTAATAGGTGGAAAGATCTCTTCAAATGCATCTTTGAAAAGGGTTACTATATGAACAACACCCTCAAATGCATTACGCATAGCGTCGATCATCTTTACTCGTCCACCATTGTCTTTCCACTTTTGTAACATAGAATTGCGAGCGGCAGAATAAGCACCGATCATACCACCAACGACATTGCTGATCTCGGTCATTAAAGCTTTAGCCTCTTCAAAGTCACCAACAACTAATTGCCAACTTTGACCCCAACCGGATTGAGCCGCTTCTTTCAAAGTGTCCCACAATTGAGACATAGTTTTGACTTTGGTAGCGGCGTCATTAGCCATTTTTCCTTGCTCAATAATGGCCTGGCTTTCCTTCTCAGTATAACCCATAGCCTTTAACTGGGCCTCTGTTAAATCTCCAGTGAAGGTTGATAATGTCTCGGTCAAGACTGCTGTTGTAAGCCATCCTTTGGATAAAGTCTCTCTGAATGATCCTTCTTTCTTAATCATTTCATCAATGGCTACACCATGTTTTCGAGCCGTATTTGTCAATGCAGTCTGGAATACCTTACCACCCATACCAGCATTAACAACCGAGTTCCAGTCCATTAACTTAACTGTTCCAGAGGCCATTGCTTGAGATAACTGATACATGGCTGTACTGGCTTGTTGAGCATTACTACCTGACACGGCGGCCAGATTAGCAATACCTTTGATCGCTGATACAGATGTATCGAGCTTAATACCGGCTGCGGTGAACGTACCGATATTACGGGCCATCTCTGTGAAGTTATATATGGTCTTGTCAGAGTAATTGTTCAGTTCTAGCAAGGCAGCATTAACTTGATCGAGATTTGTATTGTCAGCGGAAGTATTTGCCAAGATGGTTTGAATTGCACCCATTTGGGTCTCATACTCACTTAGTCCCATTTTGATGGGGTCGACCATTAAACCATTCCAAAGTGCTGTCCCAGCTTGTATTGCGGAATTTGTGATGTTTTGCAGGACTGTAAATCCGACAACACCAAGAACTGAGAAATTACTAGTTACAGCACCTATCGTATCGCCTATTCCACCGAGAGAAAATGAATTCCCGGCAGTAGATAGTCGCGATAAACTCCCGGCAGCAGCATCGAGGTTCAATCCTTTTTTCAAAGTGTCTAATGTTTTGACACTATCTTGAACTCCGCTTTCAAATTGTTTGTTGTCGAAACCCAATTCGACCAATCGTTTGTCAACCGTTGGGCTCATAATGATTTAACCTCCTTCCAAAGATCCTCAGCAATGGCGTTGAATATGGGTTTCATCGCTGGGTTTATAAAATCTCTACCTTGAACATAACCACCACTTCTTGTTGCGTGACCGTATTGTAAGAGTACAACAACTGGTACTCCGTTTATGATATTGGAGTTCGTCCAGGAGATGGAATAACCGGATCTATTAACATCGATCTCGTAATCCCAAGAGTTTGAAGTTAAACCACTTTCAACAGGGGTTGCAGACGATAATACTGAAACACCTTGTCTAGCATACTTTTCAAGAATGCTTCTAACTTGGATATTCTGAGCATTCTTAAGCAACTTTTCAGTGTTATTAAAATTTCCTTTTTGCTTAATTATGATCATAATTTATCCTTTAGTATTTAATCTTGCTTTTCTTTCAGCATTTAATGCTCGGTTTCGAGCTATTGTTTCGCTCTGACTTAGTGCTTTTGGTTTTTGGTTCTTTAGATTACACACATTAATTAATGTTAGCAATCTGTTTAGATGCCATTTTTGGCACTCAAACGGAATGTTCAAGGTAATCATATAATAATAGATAATTTCTGCCGTGACAATTTCACGGTTCGTAACTTTGTGTTCGTCTTTCGAGAACGTTGTAGCGGTCATCGAATCTTCTATGTATTTATGTATGGTGTCTATCGTATGTGACGGAATACCCAAGTAACATAGTGGATCAATGTCAGAGGGAGTTATTGTCATGCAACGAATATAATCTAAAGATTCGATATTTGTCTTTTCCCCTTTGGTAAAGAACGGTTTATGCCATTTGCTCTCCCATTTTGATAAGGAGACCAAAGAATGTTCTAATGTTACCGCTTTAACTTCTTTTGTAGTGATGAAAATTTCGTTTCGTTCATCCCAAAGATCATTATTAGCGGGAATATTAATAATTAACATAGTTTGGTCTCCTTATTCAAATAGTTTGAGTTATGATTGCGGGGGCGGGGAGGCCTTTTTCACAACCAGACCGTTTACGAAAACGGCAGCAGCCGCGGCATCAGTGGCCAATTTCATGAAGAGGATACTAAAAGCCGGATTCTGTTCGAATGCATCTCGAAGTTCTTGAGTCTTCTCAAACCGACGTCCATCTGGAGTTTTAACCCCATAGGCCATAAGAATGAAGTCCTTAAGAACCTTGATGATTTCGCCCTGTTCTTGAGCCTCGACCAACCGTTGGATCTTCGCGCTGATACCACCGGCGACAGACAGTTCCATCGTGGCAGCCTCGGTTTCGGTTATGTTAAACATGAAGGTTTCAGTGCGTTCAACATCGTCGTAATCTGTGTAGGTGATTTTTTCTTTGATCATTTTTATTCCTTTCAAGAAAAGATAAAGGGATCCTACAATGTCATAAGATCCCTTTTTGTAGTTCGGACTCTCTTAACCGCCAGCAGGGGTCAGAAGAGTGATGACTTCGGCCGGAAGAGGCAAGCGACCTTCAACCGGAGTAGCGACGTCCGAACCGTACAGGATTAACTCGAGAGCGGCCAGATCTTCTGGGGCGACCTTTGTAGAATCAACCGTCAAAGAGGCAGTTGGCTTGTAACCGACGACAGCTTCTGGTGTGGTTGAGATAGCCCAACTGAACTCGATCGCGTCGGGGCTTTCATTGATGGTGCCATACGCCTTCTCGGAAGGAGCAGTCGTTGCACCATAAATAAGGTGCAGAAGATATCCAAAGTCCTGGCCCTTGACATCATTACCCTTGGCAGTGCGATAGCACAAACCGAAGGAGCTGCGGGCCTGTTGACCCAGTTTGACGCCGGGGGTCGGCTCAGCCGATCCATCGCAGGCACCGAATTCATCAGGGTAGGTGTAGGCCGTGACAGTCGCGCCGAAGGATTCCGCAGATTGCAAATTCAGGTATTTGATGTTGTCAGCGTACAAAGGTGTGGACTCAGCACCGGAAGGACTCTCGGTCACGCCGGTCAAACCATTCCAGGCTACACCCTTCGGGTAAGCGCCCAGGGCATTGCGGACATACAATACTCCATGATCAACGCCGGTTTCATAAATCTTCTCACCGGTCTTGTCCCAATTGATTTTATTTCCCATATTTTTCTCCTAATAGAAAAGACGAAAAAGATTGTGATTAAGATTGTCTGAGGTAAAGTGTCTTTCAAATGAACACTTTGATAACATCGCAACTTTATCCGGAATAAGACTATCCGGATCCGCATCTATGACGGTTACCGAATATTGCTTATCATAACAATAAGGAAGATTGTCGGCAAATTGTGTTTTAGCGGTATCTAACCCAAAGACAATACATGGATATACCATACTAACGGTCGGAGGCGGTTGAAAATATACATTCTCAGAGCCGAGCAACGTCTCCAATAGTGCTTGGAGGTTAACCCTTGGGGCCATTATATACACCTCCGATCGTTAGTATTAGACGGGGTCGTAAAACTTCAACACTAGTAACTTTCCAGTATTGATCCATCCATTTGATATATCGAATATTGGAGAAGTTCTTCGAGGCAAAGTCGTCGGCAACGATACTTATTCGGTTAGATACTACCAAGTTATCGTTAAGGTGTTCGGTTGAATCCCAACGCCTATTTTCTCGTAAAACATCACCAGAGTGAATATGTTCAGTGGCTATCTCTTTGAAAATACCAGGAGAGGTTAGCTCACTTTTGACATATCCTACTTCTCCTTGATATTTTGCCATATTTCACCGATCGATTAACCGGCGACGCCAATCTGTTCGATAACAATGGCTGACTTCGGTTTGGTAAGGCAGCCGGAGATGCGAGTCTCGATCAGGTACTGGTTCTTGTTGAAGTTGATATCGAAGTCTTCGAAGGTGTTGATTTCGCCGCCCTTGTCCGCGCCGATAACATAATCCTTCATATTTAACATGATGGCGAGTAGGTTGAGGTGGACGGCCGGGGTTTCATCAGTTGTGCGATCGACGCCAACCATTACCGGAACTTCCACAATAACACTGACACGCAGAGTAGCCATGAGATCGGCCATATTGCTGTAGATGCGGCGACCAGTCGTATCCTTGACCAACAACATATCGGTCAAGAAATCAGTTGTGGTGAACATGGTCGGATTGCCCGAACCTTCATAGTTCTTGCGGGAACGAATGATTGCTTCGATCGTGTCCTCAACTGTGGCATTGGAGGCGACGCGAACGCGTTCAACGTACATATCCACATCCTTATACACGGGGCGGATGTTCTCTTCATTGATCTTGTCAGGGTCATCTGCATCGCGACCATCTGAAAGGAGGGCGGCACGGGCAATTTCTTCTTCCAACATTCCGCGCATTTCGTTCTTGAGAAGCGCCACGACGTTGATATCTGTGATGTCAATCACGTCGTCCCTGTCAAGGGCTTGCTTTTTGTAGATTGTCTTCGGGCCGGTCATGCGTTTGGTCAGCTTGATGACTTCGTCTTTCTTCATGGTGCCCTTAACGTAACCCCTGGCACGAGCGACTTCATCGGTGATGTCAAATGCCAAACTCTTGATGCGGGACCACGGGTTGTGGTAAACACCGGCGAGAAAGGTAGAGACCCATTCGGTCCGGCGCTGGATCATCGACGGGGTATTGGCGATCGTCTTGGCATCGGGGAAGAGCAGGTCGATGTTTTCAATACCGTAGGTAACCGCGTGTTTCAGCAATGTGGCCTTGAAGGACGCATTAGAATCCATCGCGTCGGCCAGAATAACCTTCATCGCATCGTGGGACAGAGTGCCCTGGGTGGGACCGTCGTCATCTTTTTCGAATACATTGTGCTTCATAATTACTCCTTCATCATCAGAATGTGTTGCGGTGCCAGCCCCATCAGGAGCGTTCTCTAACATCTGGGCCATAAGTGCATACATGGCGGTCTTCTGTTCTTCGTTCATGGTGTCAATCACATCACCAATGGTTTTATCAGTCGCAGCGCTGTCCGTTTTGGTATCAGCATGAGAAAGAGCTTCCATTTTGATTGGGAGACCAGAGAAGATGATCGCTTCGTCAGGAGATTCAACTTGCGAACCATCACCGTGAGCGAAAACCAGGTTGTCGATCATTGCACCAGGGTTTGCACCTGAGAGAACCAAACTTACTTCGCGGATCACGCCATGAAGTACATCTTTGGATTTCTCGACCAGGTTGTTCGCGTAGATTGACAGAGATTCAATATCTCCATGCTCGACAAGGGCCTGGGCATTCTCGCCAGACTTTGTTGAGTTGAACGATGCATAAGCGTACACACCATCCGCGCGGTTCTCGAGAAGAGCGTGGCCCAGTACGTTCGCCGGATCAGCGTGATTATGCTGCCAGACAAGCGGAACCGTAATTCCATCTTGTTCTTTAAAGGCGTCAGGCCGAATTAGCCTTCCGTCCGCACAACGGACATTGGCTTTTGTTGCGTAGCCACTGAAATTGTACTTACCTTTCATATTTATTCTCCTTTCAGATTATTGCTGACTTTCTGGACGTCGTTTACCGGTGCTGAATTTTCCTGCACGGGAGGTTGATCACTCGGGGGATTGATGTTCTTGTTCCGCAATTCGTCGGCCTTTGGATCACTACTAGGTCGCATTCCGATGATAGCTCTAAATTCATTACCAGTAACAATCTCGTTACGAGTTAGTTTATCGGCCATATCGGCTAAGGTGGCAGCGGGGACAAGACTAAACTGATCAATAAAATACATGATCGATTGGCCCTGAGTTCTTGCTGTTTTGGTCAGGAATACACGTTTGATACCATCGGTTACTGCCGACATAATCGGTTTAACCGTACGAAGATAGTAATTCAGCATCTCTTTTTCATCGGCCGTGCCACTAAATATAGCCTCAGTTAAACCTAGTTGGCTGTATAACATGTTAGTCAAATAGGTTATTTGTCCTAAAAGATTATTTTCGGCGGGTCGATTTAACTGGACAACCTTTTCCAAAGCATCGATATATGCAATACCATACTTCGATCCCTTTAGTTGTTCTTCGATCATATCTCGTCTTGAATTGGCTTGTTCTTGCCTGGCGGGAGTTTTGATCGAATATGGAACCTGAACGATTATGTCTAACTTACCAGAAGAACTTTGTTCATCCACAGCATCAAGCAGATTTAGTTTATAAACCAGTCGTTTGAGTGTAGAGTTTGGCTCATTCATAACCGTATATAATGGATTTTCAATTACGGCTACGGTTCTCTTGGCCAAAGTCAGTTCTTCTTTTCGTCCGTTTTCGTCATTGTACAACGAAACTCGGACATGCTCGGGATACCATTCAAGTATCTTCGCAACTCGAAGAGTTAATATATCATACGAATTGGAATCATATGGACTGGATGAGGTATCAACCGGAACGATAGCGGCGCTTCCCTCATCACACAACATCATAACCACATCACGAACAAAATGACGACCTGACTGATCGATGTTGGCCTCAACACTTAAGCAATTGTTAAGTCCGGAGTCTATGGTCTCCAAAAACCTTCCATTTTGATCTATTCGAACATGTTGGATCGGGATCTCAGAAACATCAATCGCAATTCGGTTAACAATTGAGGCAACTATTGATCGTTCATTACCCAAATTTAGTCGCAAACGATCTGGACGTGTTCCGTAACTATCGCCCAAATTTTGGGTATACTGTTGAGCCGGATCCCTATTGCGAAAGGCGTTCCACGCCACTCTTAATCGGCTAGTAAACGTATTAGCCATTCATTGTGCCTCCTTTTATTTTGGCATAAGATCTTTGATCTTCTTAAGTACAAAAGCATCCACTCTTGGTTTGTTAGCATAATATACCATGGAGGCTATACCAACTGTCAAAGAGCCAGTAACACCCAAAAGTTTCTTTACTAACGATCGTCCTTTATGCACGGTGTCGATGCTGGTCCTTGTTCTTACTGCTTTAGTCGCGGCCTTTGAATAATCCGCATTCTGAATGTGAAAATCAAAAGCTTCTTTATATCCGGGAATAGAAGTCTTCTTTTTCTCGAGTTCAGCTTTTAGGAGTTTTCGTTTTGTTCCAGCAGTTTCACCATAAAACATCTTTGCTTCGACATGTCGTTTCACATCTTTTTTTGCTAAATTACTGGTGGACTCAGATACACCTGGAACCGTTTGTCTACGGCCCCAATGCATACCGAGAACACCAACGTGTTCCAATTCGCTCATATTCCTCCTATTATTCGAACGCATCTTTAGTCGCTTTGTAAACAATATATGCATCCATCAAAGCCGATACGTTGTCAATCTTTTGATCGTAACGTTTCTTTAAGAGTTTTCGATTACCGTTGGTATCTTCCAAAGTAATAGCATTTCCCATCGAGAAGGTCATCAATGCTTGGTCAAAGATTAACATTCGTTCCTCTGAAAGAGTCTTCAATTCACCTAAAGGAACTGATTCTGTCTTAGCACCTTGTATTACTTTCTCCAAACCGTAAGGCCCGTTCTCTTGTTCCCATCGAGTTACGAATTCTTTGGCATTATACGGGTCATAGCCAAAACATCGAACGTCGTAACTAGAGTCGATGATATATTTGTCTAAATCGTCGTAAACTTCCGACATGTCTAAGACCGTACACTCAAGAACTTGCAAAGAACCTTCTTGTAAAAACTCGTCGTACTTAATCCTCATAGCACCAGTAAGTTTCATTAGTGTCAATGATGAAATATAACTACGAGTCTTAACCCCGAAGGTTCCATTAGGTAATGGAAAGAGAAACGTAAATGCACAGAAGTCATCTCCCTGTGATAAGTCGGCACCTAACGCGCAAGGTAATGACCAGAAATCTCTTTGCCTATGCGGAAGTGTCTCTTCATAGGTAAAGAAGTAGGTATAACCTTCCATAGGGATTCCAAAACGTTTAGCAAGAATATCGTTCCTTGCCGCCGGAGCATTCTCGGCTCGTTCAACATCGTTCTGGTAGACCTCATAAGTGACCGTCAAACCAAGATTCGGATTGGCCTTCAACCAGGTCGATGGGTCGTTAACTTCCTTGATGTCATCGAGTCTATAATACCAGATACTAACATGAGGGTTTATGTAGGTGCCCTTCAAGATATCCAATAGTTCCATTTTGATTGTATCACCGGAACTATTACGGATAGTACCCTCTGACGACATAGCAATGATAAGATAGTCGTCCTGCTTGGACGCACCTTGCTCAATTGCTCCAACCACATCCTCACGAATGTCACCAGACAACCACTCATCGACAGTGGAGATCTTCGGTCGAAGGCCTTGAAGTTTATCAATAGCCATCGGACGAATTTCTAATAGAGATCCAGTAAGGAAGTTCTCAATACCTTTCTTTGTAGAGGCAAGTTTAACGCGATTAGCTCTTGATCCTGTTGTATTCTGCAAAGAACCTTCTGTCAGGAACTTAAAGAGTGGACCTCGTGCGCGAGTGATCGCGGTCTTGAATGGCGACAAGATTTCATCGGCTTGTTTCATTGTTGGAGCTGTTGTGATTTGGTGAGTTGTACTTGTATCGACATTCAAGAAATAACTCTGAACACAATACCCGTACATAGACTTCGCAGCCCCACGTGCGACTATCAAATACTGTTTGTTGATCAGTCGTTTCTTTATTGTCTTCCGGACGAACCGGCCATTATGACCATCTCTAGACGGCTCATAGATACTTCGTTCGACAAAATAGTACCAACCAAACACTTGCTCTGCCCAGAGCTTGAACGTATCAAGTAGAAAAAGATCGGAACCATCGGTTAGAGTTAATTCGTTTTCGCAATAATCTACCCAACCCATTACTGCTTGATCATCATAGTAAATTCCAGGATTGGCAATTAGTTTGTCAATACGATTCATCTCAAGTGAGATTTCTTTACACACTGGTATCTCACCATTCATTACTTTGGCCCGAAACTCTTTATAGAATTTGGGAGTTGCAGTGTTTGATAAGGTCATATTTTACCCAGGCAGCATCTTGATAGCTGGTTTGACCACAGTCCACGCACCGTCAACAGTATCTGACGCCGCACGATTTTTATCCATTCGACTTTTCAAATATCGAATGAGTAATGTGGCAGCGCTGGATGCAACAGCCGTCAGGATTTTCTTGGTCAGTTCTTTCCGACGGGAATCAACAAAGTCTTTCGCTGCTTGTTCCGATGGGGTCAATTTCTTAACCGTCAGTTCTTTGTAACTCTTCTCAAGATTCAGGCGACTGGTCAACGTCTTAAGTTCGGCGTTACTCATATCGCTTAATTTCTTTTTCTTCAACGTTTGGACAGTCACATGATCGGCACTCGGACCTTTTGTTCCGGTAGACTCGCCACCGGATTTATGGTGACCCCAGTGCATACCTAGGATCCCAACGTGTTCTAACGAATCCTGTTTTTGCATTAGTGTCTCCTATTTATTAATCTCACCATAAAAAGAATTAAGCGCGGTAGCTTTATTATTAACGTCAAGCATTTTAAGCGTAAAAGCTCCAGCTACAAGAAGGCTACCGACGATAAGTCTAGCACGTTTTATCTGAGTATCCATATGTTCTTTGGCCTTTCGCTTTACTTCCGGATTTTCGGTTATAACGTCAAGTTCGGAATTTGACATTTCATGAATATTTTTTGATGGAGGTTTAACCCAACCTTTTTTTATTGCTTGTTTGGCCGAATTAACTCCAGCTACTCGATTAATGGCAAAATCTAATTCTGCACCACCGACACGACTCATATCCTTATTCCAAGTCATCTCGGCAATAACTTCATCGGCATGAGGTTTTGAGGTTTTTCCTATAGAAACTTTAATAGCCTTTTCTGTTTCTTTTATTGTGGCCATTTCAGCATCATGTTTCTTTGCGGCGTTAATCACTTCGGCATCGTTATTGCCTTTTCCAGATTTATGTAACTCAGCCAGATCGTTTTGGAACTTCTTTCTAGCGGTTTTCTTTAAACCGGAGATTGAATTATCACTTTCTCCAGAACTTCCATCGCCAGATTTATGGTGACCCCAGTGCATACCCAGGATCCCAATATGGGCCAGTTCTTCTTTGCTATAAACTTTCGTCATCTGTTACGACTCCTTTCGATGGAGAAATATAACCCTTTTCAACTTCGGTGTTTATACGCCACCCTAGTTCTCGAATTTGGTTATCGTATGCGGTTTGGACGGATGCGGTTGCTGGTGGATCGAAAACAAACTTTACTTTTAGGAATATAAACATTTGCACTGCATTTAGATTCTTGTTCGTCCCTAAAAGATCTGTCCAAGTTTCGGTGTTTCCAGTTATTGAAAACCCGTCATCTGGTCCGACACCGAGTTGACTTAATGACAAACATGCTGAATTTATATTGACAATAATTGCTGTGTCAAATGAAGTATTTTCAACTTCTAAATCCAACATCTTTTTGATAGTATCAAGTATACTATCCATTATTCAACCTCAACAAACTGTCGCATGACGTAACCAACTTGTGAAGAGTTATTGTAGACTTGGATATGAGACCAGTCCTTGGATTCAAAGTCGACATCGACCATTACCAATTCGCCAAGAGGAAGAGTTGTTATAACCGTTGAGTCTTTACTCGCTTGTTCACGAAGATTCACGCGTTCACAATTGACAATTTTTCCATGAAGGAAATCAACGTCAACTTTTTTCGAAGAACTCAAAGCACGAGCAGCTTGCAATTTTTCGTTCAAAGTTTTTTGACCGGGTTTGTTATCGCGCATTGTAACTTGTTTGGGCATTGTATACTCCTTTCTTTTTTAATGCCAGGGAGTAGTATCCCCTGGAGTTCGAATTATTGGTATTGATGGAAGTAAAGATCTATCTCCATAGTGAATTGCCAGATGGGTATTGTTGGATGTACAAATCAGAAAATTTAGATCGTAGATTGCAGGATCGTCATCTTCTACTTCTTCCAAAGTTATAGGATTCATGTGATGGATTAAAATTCTTCCTTGAATCTCAAAACCCGGACAGCCTAAATCACAACCATCATCCCGAATTATGACTTGATCTCGAATTCGTTTCCATCGTTTTGATGAGTAGAGAATTTGATTAACTTGGCGATCGAAACCAAAGGTTCTTTCTCCGACAATACTTTTTATTCTAAGATACTCGTAGCGATCGTAGAAACTTTTTATTTTTTGCAATTCCTTAAACGATCTAGTCTTCATCGGATGGACTCGGATTTGCATTTCCACTATACAACTTCATTGCGTTTAGTGCTTCGCGATAAAGAGCATCAATCTGTTTTGAATCTTTTAAGGATTTGGTCTTTGCAGTTAACAACTCGTTCTCTCTTGTAAGTTTCTCCATCTCCAACTTTTGTGCAGTGGATCCTAACTTAACAAAGTGAGCTAAAACTTGAGCCGAGACTGTTCCTGCACGTATTTGTTCTTCTGCAAGATCCATGGACAACGCAATTAGTTGTTCCTCTCGGCCTTTGACAGTCTTTGCGGGAGGACTTCGTCGTTTAGACTGGCCAGAGGAACTCTTAAGTTTAGTAACCAGTTTTCACCTCCAGTTTAATGTGTGTTTCCCTTTGTTTGAATATTGTTTATGAGTGTATCTAGACACTTTATAAAAGCTGCATGAGACTTTCGTACCCTTTTGACAGGGTTCTTGAAAGGAGAAATCGACTCACCGATCGACTTTTGTTGTGAAAGACCCATGCAGCTTTTGGAAAGTGTCCGGAAAATGAACCCCCGGAGTTTTTTTTAGGAGTTCAGCGATGGATAGGGGGGGTACCTTTTGCGAGACCCCCCCTACCTATCATTTAAGCCGGTTAGTTATCAACGATTCGAAGTCTTTCTCTGTAACTTTAATATATTTCCCTGTAAGATTAAAGTCTAAGATCTCGTCGATGCCTTGTTCGGTAGCAAGGGCCTGGTCTTCTTCACTTAACTCATCCGATGATAGGACGACGCGGGCTAAGTAAGCACATGTGTAGTACCCTTTTCCTCTGTCAAACGCATCCCATTCAACCCATTGAGTAAAGGGATTGTAGGGATTGTCTAACGTTGTTAACATTACTTGATCACCCATACAATACTCCTTTTATGCTACAGCATTTGATACTGTGTCTGTTGATACGCCTAATGCATTAGCTACTTCCGCTTTAGTATACCCGTCTGATAACATAGAACGTGCTCTAGTTATCTTTGATGCACTCATACCTTTTGGTGTTCTAGGCATAGCACGTTGCTTAAGAGAATCGAGATCAGTATTAAGAAGTATCTGGTTCAATACACTGTTATGTACTGCACCTGTTTGAATAGCTTCCCATTCACGATCTGTTATCTTGATCTGCTGCTTATGCGCGCCTGTTCGTATACGGGCAGTTATCAACTCTCTTCCTTTTAACTTCTTTAAGTCATCTGGATCCATGTCAGGATTAGCTTGCTTCTTCATAGCAACTACCTTGTTTGCTAGTAGTTGGGCCTTTCGTTCTAAGGGCTTGTTTCTAAATGCTAAGTCCAAAGCAGCCTTTAAAGAAGTAACCTCGGGGGCATAAAGTTTAGATGCAGAGGGGGAGTAATTAGTAGTGGATGTTTCTAATGCAGTTTTTCTGGCTTTGTTAGCAAGTGCTTTTAGATTATTGGCATGAGTAGCATATATCTTTTCAATAGGCATACCTGATGATAAATCAAAAGCATCTGTTGCTTCTGCCATTTTTGTGGACTTGGTAGTGCGAGGTACTATTTTTTCTTTGAAATCAAGGTATACTTTTTTCCCTGACTGGGGATCTATATTATATCGGCCTTTCTTATCTGCGATTTTAACAGTGTAAGATTGGTTTGTATCTGTATATACTTTTTCTCCAGTCAAAGGATCAACTTTTACTTGATCTTTTCGGTGCTTAACTCGAATATCAGATGACGCTCTTGAAATAAGGGTCGATGATCCAGAACGAACACCACCTTGATATTTCAATTTTAAACCAGCAATGTTGTTATCTATGGCCGACTGTTTATAATTTAAATTATGTTTTTCGGCGTCAATAACTACCATGCTGTGTTTAACAGCCCTTGCCAATTCATCAATCGTTGCACCTTTAATAGTCATGTCGGTGATAAGATTGCTGATATTACCCATTTGCATTTGTTTAGTTCTTGGTGACATCTTGGACATACCTTCATATCCAGGATATGCAGCCTTTGAATCAAAATCCGATAAACCTTTTATTGAATCAGAAGTGCGAATATTCTTGTCTTTGTTAGGTATGACTAGAACGGTATCGCCGTCGAAGTCAGCACCAGACAACTTAGATGCAACTTTTGGATGAATACCAACAGCATCTTTAGCGCCCTTCATTATTCTGTTTGCTTCCGGATTATTGTTATTTACTATAAGCTCTGGAATTTCGAAAGTACCACCATGAGGGTGACGAATAAGAACTACAGATTCTCCATTTTGATAATTTGGAGCGTAAATTTCTCTTTCGTTTATAGTGGTTAAAGGCAAAATAACATGTTGAGCTTGTCTTGGAAGTGCTGCTGCTTTCAAATGAACAGCAGAAGAATCACAATCATCTGCAAACGATTCGAGGAGTCTCTTTTTTATTGCAGGATTTGTAAGGCTATTAAGATCGTCAAACTCTTCCTGTTTCAAATCAAAAGCTAAGCCAAGTTGTTTTTTGGCTGTCCCTGGAATTTGTTTTGATAATACTTGAGATGATATATTTCTTGACCATTCAGACCAAGCGCCTTCTTCATTGACGACGTTCAGACCAGATCGTTGTTCTTGTCCTTTTGAATCTGTATATAATTTTTGTCTAATTGCCGAACCAAAAGGATTTGTAGGATCGTCGTCTTTTACCGGTTTTAATACCTGTTCTGCTTTTTTGTCGGACGACATCATTGGAGTTCCGGTATGCTTGTTAGTGTTAAACATTATATCAACACCTTTTGGCATATCATCACCGTACATAGCCATGCCTTTTAAGTAATGGCTACCGTCAATGCCAATTCTTACTTGGGCGTATTTGGCTTCGCCTAAAGATAGATCTTCAACTCCTCGACGTAACTCAATGACCCCATCTTTGCTTACACCACCTTCTTCGGCGTATCGTACTTTAACACGAGAAGAAGAGATATGGTTAATCGGCAAAACCGGATCAATAGTACGCCCACCATCGCTGGAATGATCCATCGGCATTTGAATCTTATCATCTTTGACAGCTTGATAAACTTCTTTATTAGTTACACCAGGACCAGCCAAGATCTTTAATGATGTGGCTTTTCCAGTTCCTAATTGTTTAACTTCGGAATAATGGACTTCATAACCGTCTTCTTTTATTGCAGCTAGTGCAGTGTTTAATTTGGTTCGGCTTACTCCCAAATGATTCTCAACACCAGCTCCAACGTCAATAAAACCTTTTTCATCGACGCTGTTTTTTAGCATTGTTCCAACGGTTGAAATAACATTATTTCTATCTTGCAAAACTGGGTCTAACAACGATCTTACGGATGATTCATTAATGCCCATTCGAGCACCAATCGCAACATTGCTGTAGCCTTTTTCTTTTAGTCTTGCGACTTGAGTTGCATCTGCTTGTCTTTGAGCGGCTTTTGCAATTGCGTTTTGGCGTCTCAATTCAGAGGTCTTCATACCCATACCGGCAGCAATCTCAACTTCGCTAAGGCCCTGTTTTTTCAAATCAGAAATAGCCTTTAGAAACGTTGTGTGTCGTTGATTGCCGTCATCACCAGATCCATATGGATAACGACCAGAATGTCTTGGAGTACCAACATGTTGCAATTCGTCAGTCATTGTTATTCCTCAACTTTCATTTTGTCAATTTGTTTATCGAATATAATAATTTTTTCCATTATTTGAAGAATGTCGTCTAATACTGGAATATGAACTAGGACTTCATCTAGTTGATAAATTCGTAATTCAACACCAATATCGCTTGGTTTAATATCATACTCTAAACAAAACAAACTGGTATAGACTTCTAATTGTCTCATTGATACTGGAGATACACCTGTTTTTAAATCGTGTATTCTTAACAATTCGTCTCTAAAACAGATTGCATCAGCTGTTCCAAAAGAATTGTCAGAATAAAATAACGGCTGCTCCGGAGTCATTCTGAATCCTATGGCGTCATTCACATAGCAATTTAATGACTTATTATTCTTAGGAAGTTTAATTCCCAGTCTAATACATTCGCAAGCAAAAGCATGTAACTCTGTTCCTTTTTGAACAGCTTGAAATTTCAAATATGAACTAGATAATTTGTCTAAATCATATCCGGTCCAATGATACTTTGATGCGCTTAGAAATGCGTGTCGATCTCTTAGGTCGAAATGTTTGTTGAAGTTCATATAACACTCGTTCCTCATTTTCTGGGTAAACAAAACTAGAATATGACATCTCATTAAATAATGCTACGTAATATTCTTGGTTCGGTTGTCTATCAGAATCTTTTTCTCGTTTAACCTCAAGGGATGCCCACATGTTTCCGAAAAGAATTATTAAGTCGGGTATGCCTTGAAGATAATTTGGATCGTTCTTCAAAACTACGCATCCAGGAAATAACACTTCGATTTTGGCTATCAACTTTGATTGGAAATTACTTTCTCTTGGCATGTGGACATCCTTCTTGCAAAAATAAAAAAAGAATAAGTTCGATTCTTCTTCTATTATAGCATCGGTTTTTAGCGCGAGCAAAAAATTAAGAAGTTTTTTTTGAATGCTTATTACAATAGCCGTTGTTCTTTTTATAGAACCGGCATTGAACCCACGTTAACAAAGTATTTAACCAAAAAACTTTTTGACAACGGTCTGGGTTTTTTACAAAATCTGTTGGCGGGTTGTTGTCTGTGTAACGAAAAGATGGCATTACTTTTTACTCCTTATAAAATGATGTTTATCGGATTGAATACCACGATCTCGAATTTGAATTGCGTCAATGTTCGAGTATTTTTGCATTAATGAAATGCACAAAACAGATATGTCGGCTAAAGAAGCATTGGGTGACGTTGGTTCTTTCCTGATGTCATCCCAAACGGCATCAACATTATCCGTCAAACGAACACGAACATCCCATGTTTGTTTAATTTCTGTAAGATTCAAAACCAATCGATCGGCCAATCGGTCTATAACACTATCTGGACAGATTACGGCATATGGGCCTAATACGATATAAAAAGCAAAACGCAAATTCTGAATCTGGTCTGGTGTTCTCATATAAACTCCTTTCAAAAGTTTACAAATTTTGATTCATTAAAATCTTTTTTATTATGTATGGCTTTTGCTATAGCCATATCA